TACCCGTTACGTCAATACCTGTGGAGGTGGTGTCTAAAACAACAGTTCCATTATGCCGCAATTGTGCGCCAGCATCGTTTTGAAACAAGGCAATTGTTGAACCATCGCCATCTTCAATGCGAACCTGATTACCTCTAATTCGTAAATCGCCAGTGCCTTGCTCAAATATATAACTTGTTGAACCTGTATGATAAATCTGCAAATCCGCAGATGCACCAAACTGCGCCTTGACGTTATCGCCAAGACTAATGTCGTTAGAAAAGGCTGCATTGCCGTCTACCTTGTCGATGGCATCGTTAATTTTGGTGCGAACCGACGATAGGCTTTCGCCATTGTTGAAAGTAGCCATCTAATGCAACCTCTCTAAATTTTATGATACTTGGATAACGCCGTCTGTCGCTGAGAAATCCAAGGTAAAGCTATCACCATCGTTCAATGTCAATGACAAGCCATAGTCATAATATCCAATCAATGGATCGGCTGGTGTCGCAACTGTGTCATTGTAAATGTAGACATAGCGGAACGGCCCAACATCGCCGCCTGATGCAGTCAGCGTAATGTCAGTCAATACCAGCTTATATGTGCCTGATGTTTGCGTAGATGACGTTGTAGTCACATTGCGCGTTGAACAGTTGGTGTAAGAAATTTCAGTAACATTGCCCAAGATGCCATTCCCGTCTGTTGTCGGGTCAGTGGTTTCGGCAGATGGGGCAGTGTTGGATAGTGCTACAACGATCTGGTCACTTTCCAAATCCATGTTATGCACTGCGTTCACAACGAAATCGTTGATCTTGTTAAATGTTGCCATTTTGGAACTCCAGATATTTTAGCATATGCAAGCGCATCTTACCGCATTTTAAGGTGTTTGCAAAGGTTAGGTTGGTGGCGTTGGCCAAGTCGGATTGCGCGGGTCAGTTGTAGACGGCAAATCACGCAATGCTTGGCGGTAAGTGGCCCACTCTTGCTTCTTTGCGTCAGTCAACGGGCTGTCGTTAAACTGCGTCCAATCTGATCGGGTCAGCAGTTCATTTCTTTGCGATCTTAACGTTTGTAAGTCTAGCGCATCTTGTTCTGCATCAGTCGGGCCAGAAAAGGTATTTGTAGCCGCATCGTAGTACCAATGCAGTTGATCTATGTAATCATCAGACTGCACCTCACCATAACCAGAAGCGGGTGTGCTTGATTTACTAGACCAGCCCGTAATGGCACCAGTTGTAATGTTATATGTCACATACATCTTGCGGCCTCTATTTGGTAAACTCTATGACTGAAAATGAATATCTATCCGCTGACATTTCATCTTCATCAGGACTACCGCCGCTAAAGTAAAAGCCCATAGTTGCAGTTCCTGATGCCGCGCTTTCAATAGCTAATGCTGCGGTGAATGTGGCTGTGTTGCCATTGTTATTCAAAGTAACAGAACCAGTTTGAACGGTGTTCGTGCATGGTGACGTAACAACCGTTGAACCATCGTAAAGCACGAAATAACAAGTATTCATTCCGCTAGGGTCACTCCCAGCATTCTTCTCAATCGTAAGCGTGGCGGTTCCTATTAAGGTTGAGCCAGCTACAATATTAGAAAGAGAAGCATAATTGTTATAACGATACATAGTCTGTGCGCCAAAGCCAAGTGCCGAACGGATAGCAGCAGTAGAGTCAGCCGTCGATTGAGTATTAAATCGGCTCGTAGAAGTTCCAGCATCACCACCTGTAACAACATCTGAAAAAGTAAGCCCAGGCAATCGCGCTACACTTAAAGTGCCTGTGGTGATGTCACTGGCGTTTAACGTCCCACGAATAGTAGCATTCTGGAACTCTGCGTTACCTGTGTCACGTTCAATTCGCCAACCAGACGATCCAGTAACATAGTTATCGCTTTCTAGGTCATCTGTAATCTGAAATGCACCATCAGGCGAAGTGAATGTGATTGTTTCATTGTCATCTGCGTCATATTCGACTTTATACTTTGACGACCATTCTTTGACCGTTGTGCTTGTCGCATCTACGCGCGGTTGCGTTTCTGCCCAGCCAGAAGTTAGCCCACTAAAGCTAAGTGTGCTTTCACTAAAGCTAGTTGCGCTGGGTGTACTAGGTGCTGATGCCTGAAGCGTCTGATAATAAACCTTACCAGTGTAAATGCGCGTATCTGCATCAACGCCACTGACAGGCGCATCCGTTGTGACTGATCCTGATGCAACCGCCGTACTTTCGTTGCCAGTGAAATCAACGGCAGTGACCCAATAATAATAAGTCGTGCTTGCGGCCAAGCCACCATCAACATACTTGTCCGACCCAGAAAATGCGATTGAACTAGCGGGTTGGCTATTACTTGTGTTGCGGTAGATATTATAACCCTTCAGATCGTATAGGGTTGATGCGTCGCTATCTGTTGTTGGCGCAGTCCAATCAAGTGTTACAATCTTCGGCCCGCCTGTGGCTGTTAGGCTTGTGACAGGTGAAGGGGCAGTGCTATCGCCGCCATGCGTGTAGGGCGAAGCTGAGACAAAAGAGCCACGAATGCCGCTTACGGTCATGCCCCTTACGCGAACATTATATTGTGTGCCAGTTTCAAGCGGGCCAATCGTTACGGATGTGTTGTCGGCTGATATTTGGGTACGCTGATAGACTGTTTCATCAACGTCTTTCCATTGCACCTCATAATGTTCGAGAAACTTATTTGTTGCCGCCGTCCATGAAACCAAGGCTTGACCGACAAACGTACCGTCTTGCTGGATATTACCCTTGTCAGTAACAGTAACATTGCTAACAGACAGGTTTGCGCCAGGGTTTGTCAGCGTTGTGTCGTTGCTTGTAATGTCGCTTTCTTCAGCCGTCCAGCTAAATGCGGCAGATGATGTTTCGCGCAAGGTAAGCGCAACCCGTAGATCGCCCGCATCACCGTCATTGCGGAACTTCCAACCAATCACTTCAAAGTCTTTGGCAGAAAATCCATAGCGATCCATCGTCAACTCGACAATATCGCCGCACTCTACTTCAAACGCTTCAAGCCCAAAGTCAGCCGTGAAGGTCATCTGCTCCCGTGCGCGGAATAGCGTCATCTTCGCTAGGCGTTGTGCAGTGGCCGCAGATGTTGTCAGCGGCAATGCAAGATCAAGCGCACTTTCTACACCGTTGTCATCTGTGATAAATGATGACGATCTTATTTCAGGATAGTCAGCCCGAATGTAGCCTTGGTCAGCATCATTAAACGTACCGCGCACAATGTTGAAGTTGTCACGGCGGCTGTGCTTTGTGTCTAACGTGATCGGCCCGCGCAGATCATCTAGCGTAAATGTTTTGACGGGTGAAGTATATTCGCCAACCTTTAAGTGCCATTCGCCCTGACCCCAAAACAGTGTGCCAGCGCAAGCGGTCATCATGTCGCCCAGAACATCAGACGGGGTTTGATCAAGGCTTATAACGCCGTTAATCTCATATCGGCTTTCTGTGCCGCTACCAGCAAGTGTAACGCTTTCGTCGCATGTGTTAGCTGCCGTCTGGAAATATGCATCATTCACATCGCCAGAATTATCCAAGCCATACGCCGACACAAGATAATCACGAATGCACAATGCGGCATTTGCGGAATATCCAGTTGAAGATGTGCGTGGATCGTAAACCTTTTTACCCTGCACTTTCGCAGTAAATAGCGGCACACCATCAGCGAAAACGTCCTGATCGTATTCCATTCGCACATAAAGATACGCGATGCCCTGCCCCTTAAAGTCAGATGTTACAGATGTTTCAGTGACTAGATCACTATCTGCTGTTTGGTTATCCGCGCCTGTGTGCTTCTTGATGCGGATTTTGCTATCCCACTTCGCATCAGTAACAAAGCCACTGCCGTCTAACGTGACAACTTCATCATTTATATAAATATCGCCAATGCTGTTCACTTCATGCCCAGCAAGAACGATAATCTGATGCAAATACTGATTAGTTGCGCCAGTGCTTTCGATGAAGGTAACTGTGCCGCCTTTGCGTATTTCACCGTAAACAATCTGTTGTGGTGCAGTAGCTTCACGAGCGTTGACCAGTAGGCCACGCGATCCAGCACCACCAAAAGACGGCTTTGGCGCAAGTGCGCGTAATGCCCATGATGTCACCGCTGTAATCGCGATGTAGCCTACGGCGTATCCAAGCGTAATTGACCCAAAAAGTACAGTAGAACCTAGTGCGCTACCTAGTATGTAGTTGCCAACCACCTGTGGCATACGCGGCACACGATCCCAATCGTTCCAATGCTTTACCGTGAAATCGCCTAGCCTGTATTTCATGCCTTAACCCATGCATTCGTGATGAAGTCTATCTGCGTAGAAACTACACCCTTTTCCCCTACAAAGATAGCCTTAGTGCCTATTGCTATCCCCATCGCTTCGCCAATCACCCATCTGCGCACTTTGTCAGTTGTGACTAGCGCACCCTTCGGGGGAATATAGTCAACGCGCTTCATCTTGCGGTCAATCGCTTCACTTAAAGTGTTG